TATAATAACATGTCCCTCCGCAAGGAAATCGAAGATGAAATGCAGCGTACCCGTCTCGACAAAACTCGTCTCTATGACCTACTCCTCAAGATTATTGACCAGGGTGGTAGTGGCGCGGGTTCTCAGGGTCCTCCCGGCCCTCCCGGCCCCACTGGTCCTCACGGCCCTCCCGGCCCTCCCGGTCCTCAGGGACCAGCCGCCCCTGCCGCTAAGGCCCCTGCCGCTAAGGCCCCCGCTGCTAAGCCTGCCGCGAAGAAGCCCTCTGCTAAGCCTGCCGCGAAGAAAACCGATGCCTAAAATATAAGTTAATTAAAGTTAATACCCCTATTATAAATACATGATCGCATCCACACGTATTTATAACTCGGTATCAAATGAAGAAAAGCCAAAACACTGGCGCCAACATCCTAATCGAGTTAGAAGGAGGGTTTACGCGGTGAATAGTCCCAAAGTGAATGAGGACATACTGAGAATCAAAAAGTTAGAAAAGGAGGTTGACATGTACAAGAAGGCACACCATAAAATGAAAATGATTGCACAGTGGAGTCTTCGTTCGAATGAAGCAGCTCTTTCCGACTCACGAAGCATTCTTCATACTTTGGAAGAACTGTACGGAGATGAGGCTTTTGAGGATCAGAGTGAAACGAACAAAGGTGATGAAAAGAACTGAGGTCTATGTACATTTCTAGTAGGTAATGCATGCGGTAATCTGATTCCACTTTTGTATACGGAACCCAAAAATAAACCAGCCGATAATGCCTTTGTTGGTAAAATACCTATACGAGTTGGAATTGTATAAATTCCGTTTTTAATGTCATCTTCTACATCTTCAATATCCGCCATATTTGATACACTCGATGCGAGAAGGCCCATCGCAATCGTTTCATTTTCAATAACATCTGTGTGAGCTATGAGATGCGGTACAACACTGATAGCTCCCGCCCAAAATGTTCCAACGTAGAATGGTTTAAGAAGGGGTAATTTTCGTTTGAATGATGGATACAATAGAATACATAGAATTTCTGGTGCGATATACTTAGACTGATCTGTATACCATAATATCAGATTTGCTGTTAAGAGAGCCGCAGCAATAGATTCTGGGGTATCTTCAGTCTTCCCATCTAGATATCTGTCCGCACCATATGCCCACCTCGCCGACGCCATGATATACAAAAGTGGTAGAGGTTCGAGGGGTGTACCTGAACATAATGCTAATATAGACATGATTGTACCGACTTCCATCTGTATATTAATATTACTTGTCACCATAAATTTCGAGAATATCCCGCACGATGGGACTTCTTTCAATATCTGCAAAATCAAATGTTATACATTCAATACGTTTATTATACTTTCCATTTAGTCGAGTGTAAATATCCTTAAGACCATTATCTTCATATTTCCTATCATGCTGTTTAGGGTCACCCGTGACTATCATTTTACAACCTTCACCCACACGTGTGAGTAACATTTTCATTTGGTTTGGGGTACTATTTTGCATTTCATCAGCGATCACAAATGCGTTCTTAAACGTTCTCCCACGCATGTAGGCCAAAGGACATATCTCTATGATTTTCTCTTTGATCATATATTGGATATCACTTTGACTATAAAATTCACTGAAAACATCCATGATGGGTCTGGTCCACGGGTCCATCTTCTCTTCTAGAGTTCCCGGGAGATAACCTATATCTTCTTCAACGGAAACGACTGGTCGGGTTAGAACTATTTTTTTAAAGGTCTTGTCGTTATATCCGGATACGGCGGCGTAACACGCTAACATAGTTTTACCCGTTCCCGCCGGACCTATCGCAAATACCATTTGTTTACTAATACTGTACAAAGCTCTATTGTAATTCTTTTGATTTTCACTTTTTGGTGTTACATTTGGTTGTGGAATCTGATCAATTCCATCCATCTCCCCCTCGAAATAATAGTCATTTTCGTCGTACGAAGATGAAAGTGAAAATTTTAAACTGTTGCGACCCTTTTTACCACCCATACTTTTTACGCAGAAGTTTTATTTACCCACCATATAAATCCACCTAATATTGAAACCAAAACGGCGACTAAAAGACCAAACGAAAACTTTTTAGGGTTTTCGTCTGGGGGTTTATCGGGGAGTCTTTCAACATTCTGATTAAGTCTGTCGATTTTTTGTAATAACTTATCGAGTGCTCTCAGGATTTGAAGTTCTCTATCTTTCGGTTTTTCTTTTACGTTCACAGTAGTAATTTCAAGAATCATATACCATTTAGCATCTGGTTGAAGAGTTACATAATCTCCATCATCTTGTTGTTCATAGATGTTGAAGTTTAATTTTTTGATAGATATAGGATTGAAGTAATTTGTATTTTGCTGGAAACGTTTCCATTGTTTATCACGGAGAACTGTATGTGACGAATGACTGAAATGTCGTTCCAGGGGAACTCTTGCTAGAATTTGTCCATGTCGTTCATCTAATATTTGAGCAACTTTTGGAATTTCTGGACAAACGATATCTACAAACTTGGCTATATTACTTGCATGAGTATCACTATTGGGGTTTGATTCACCAACTTGTGTGATGTAAAAATCTACCATCTTGATTCCCAGTACCCTACTCATATCCTCGACGTGTGTATTAGACTCCAAAGTGAGATCGAGTGCGAATGTATTGTTCGTGCCATTCACAAATTCAGAATCTATAACGATGTACTGAACTTTTTTAGGTACGTCATCCAGCGACATTTCTAATATCACTAGAGATTATATTATGCCGATTTCTATGGCAACAAAGGCGATAGCGTTTACTGGTACTCTTGCTGCGGTGACGTTTATAGATAGTATTCGAGTTTTTAACGAGTATAAAAAAATAGATACTAAAATTAATAAAAAATGATATCATCCAATTGGGTTCATGCTATCTGCAGGACTATGATTTCCATGGGGCCAGAGTACACGACTAATGTTCTCAAATGGGTCAAGAGCGCCGTTTGGGATGCCCCTTATCGCGTATGGCTTGATATTGAACTCCAGAAGATAGCGTATGATCGTGAAGAATGGAAGAACAATTGTCTCTACCCAAGTGATGATGAGACACCTAAGTCGGAATAAAAAAGTACAAAAAAACTAACAATGAGCGAATACACAATTCCTATCAACGAACTATTTGTTCGTTCCAGTGTACCACTCGGTATCCCCGGTTTGGCTACAGACGAACTTAGAATCGCCTTTATCCAAGCTACTGAACCACTTTGTCCAGACGTTCAACGAAAGATCTGGGAAGAAGTTCTTTACTGTACCACATCAGTTGAACCACCCCCCGCACCCCAAAAATGCCGTTCGGTTTCCTACAATCGGTCGTCGATCTCATTGCCCCGAAACCTATTCGAAAGGAAAGATCTTTGAGTGATCAAGGTATAATCGAAACGGTTAATGATTGTGGTGAAAAGCGATACATTCAAATTGAAATTGAGAGAAATCAAAAAAGAGAACGAGAAACTGATTTAAATATTCTCCTTACGAAGTGTAAAAGGTTACTATCCTTCGTAGAGACAACAAAAAATGAATCAATCTTCAAAAAATTGGTGGCTTTCACCGAAAAAGTAAGACAAGCCTTATATCTTGGTGATGACATTCGAGATTTATTTCATGAATTTGAACAAATTGAAAATATTACAAAAAAAAGTTCCAAGTCTTTTAAAAACCTAAGTGATATAACGATGATGGGATAATCAAGTAAAAATATGGATCTCTTTCATAAAATAATGGAGCTTGTTGACAAGAACTCGGATAAGATCCCCGAGGGAGACTATCTGGAGTTGTGTGACACTATACATGAACTGCGACGACAAGTGAAACCACCTTCATTTCTTCTTGACCAAAATCAACCACTCATGTATGCACCCATGACTGATGGGCAACCACCAGAATGGATTGAGGATTCATTACCATCCGATCCCGATACGGCTGCTCAGCGATCACGCGAACAACTTCAACAACGGTGGAGAGAACTTGAGGAAGAAGTTATGTACCCCGGTCTCAATCAGTTTCTACAGGAATTACATGAGGAATGGTCAGCGACTGATACTATGAGTCCGGTAGAACCAGGTGCGTATTACCCTCCACCGAGACAAGGGATGCATCAACACGTAGATGATGGTACCACAGTTGCTGAAGTTTCTATGATGGATGTTGACTAACGACGAGGTCTCACACGTAAACTGTTGAGATCTCGCCAAGCATCTCGAATCACCCGTGGTGGTGCTGAGGGATCAACTGTAGCTGTAGTTTCTACCTGACCTGTTAGCTCTTTTAATTTCATATGTAAATGTTTGAGTTCGTTTGATATCTCCACGTACGCCCATTCTGTTTTTGTTGGAAACATTTCATCATTTTCCATGATCTCCATGATGTTTCTTAGATGTTCCATACCTAAGTGAAGCCTAGAATTTATATTTTTCAATAAAAAACAATCAACCAACATGGAAGACTTACGTAACCTCATGGCATGCATTGACGAAATATCCAGTCAGATTCCTGATGGGATGTATCTGAAGATGGCCGACCAAATGAAACGCGTTCATGACCACATGAACGGCAACAAGAGCATCCATGATGACACCTTCTACTACAGTGACGATGATTCGGAACTTGAAAGTGATGATGACTCGGACAGTGACTTCGCCCCCAATCTCGATCGAACACGTCTCTCTGATATTGCACTTCTCAGAGACAAGCTTCTGGATGTTGTGAAGCAGATGCACGAGGAGTACAAGGTTCTCATGAAGTGGGAAAAGGAAGCGAGGCGTACGGATTGGACCCCCATCAAGCGTATGACTGCGTTTCGAAAAACTCAGGCTATCAAGCTGTGGTGTGAAAAGAACACTCGTTGGGCTTCCGGTGGTGAGGCTGGGGAACTCGTTGGTCACCTAAGCACCGCCGCCGTGCCGACAAGCGGCTGGACCTGGAAAAATCTGGTGGAAAACGGTCTTCGGACAATTGTGGTGGAAATTGCAACCGAGGAGGAGAAGGTAGCCTTGGCGAACCGCCTTGGCTGGGCACCAGTCTACTATGATGAACTTTCACTCAAAACACTCCAAAAGCTTCCCGCCTTTGAGAAGAAGATTTATGATGACTACAAGGAAGAATGTCAAAGGAAAATGACCGAGTACTTCAACAACGCTAAGTTAAAGGTGGTTGAGTCGAAGGCAAAGATGACCGGGTTTGAGATGTTTTGTGTGGATACGGAGAAGGAGTTGGAGCAACTTGATGCTCCTGTCTATGGTCGCGATTACTGGGAGGTCGGCGAAGCGGGTCACGCGTCATGTGAGTTTTGGGTGAATGATAATGGACGAATGGTGGACAACGGTTTCGAGGCACGGGTCGAACGACGTCGTTAAATAAATTAGCCGTGTAATATAGTAATGAATGTACTTCAAAATGTAATGCAAATAATAGACAGTATATCTGATAAAATCCCTGAGAACGTCTACCTATCCCTCTGCAACGAATTAAAGAAACTCTACGCTTTCATCCCCGATAAAATCAGACCAGCCCTCTCTAGAACAAATAGTGCCGCCAACGTACCCGCATCATCACCTGCGAATGGGTATTGGTTTAGGTGATAATGAATATAAAGTTAAATACCATTTAGTATCCAAATGCTGGCTATTCGTCCTACGATCACCGTACCAAAACATGTAAATCGTTTCAAGAAAACTCTAAAAACACACGCAAAGGCTGTGGATCCTTACCGTGATACATCTCTTCGATACATGGGATACGCAAATGAAGTTGGTGAGGCTTTTACAGTGTTTATTCCGGAATGGGGTGTTCCCGCATCATACTGTGTGGCTGCGTCGTATGTCATGTTTGATACAATTGACAAGGGTCAAAAGGCATACGAGACCGCAGACGAAGAAACTAAGATTCAAGATGCACTCAAAGTATCGGCTGAAACTATGACTTGGCAGATGCTCGCATCGGTCTTTTGGCCGGGGTCTATTATTCGTGTAATTGTAAACATGTCCGATAACATGATAGCTAATAAACTTACCGAAAATGAGCAGTTTGCTCACGTGTTGGCCACACTTTTTGGACTTATGGCTATTCCCATGATCATTAAACCTATTGATACTACGGTTGATAAGGTGATGGAGACCTCGATTTCCAAAGTTATTCACGGAAAGATTAAAACACCCGAAGATGCGAGTGCAGCCTTCATGACATCGATGGGTTCTTTTTCTGTTCCACCTATCATGTATTCTCTGGCTTCTTACATCAAGTCGGTTTAAGTACCTAAGTCATCAGAAATCTTTGTATTTTCCAACCAACAAACAACAAACAACAAACAACAAACAACAAACAACAATGAACTTTGAAATCCAAGCTCTCGGTGGCAAGCTCATCGGATCCCGCTCCGCCATGAAAACTTTGGATCGTCTCACGACCCTGCTCCCCAACGCTAAAATCAACTTTGAGGTCCTCCCTCCCCCTGAGACCAAGAAGGCTGAGTTTGGCAGCATGCCCGACTTTCGCGATCCGGTCCCTGAGACCGACTCTGACGAGGATGATGATGACATCATGCATGACCCCGACATCCAAGAGATGGTCAAAAACGGAGAACACACCTGTCACATGTTTGACGCTCATTGCCAAGCATGTGAAGATGACGAGGAGGACGAGGAGGACGAGGATGACATCACCCTCGCGGATCTTAAGGAACAGCTCGAGGATAACATGACCCTCGCGGAGATTCAAAAGGAACTCGTTAAGGTGGAAGCTACAAAGAAGAGGCTCGAGACCATCCGTCTCAAGAAGGAAAAAAAAGAAGAGGAAGAGCTCCACTTCGAATCCGAGGCCGAGTACCTGCGCTGGGATGCCTTGAGGCCGTTCGGAAAGGCCGATTTCGAGTTGGGCGGCATTGACCACGTGCCTAATTTTTAGAAAAAGCGCCTAAGTGAATGTAATAAACACAATAAGTATCAAAAAAAACTAAACAGCACGTACAACGTCGTCAATTTAACATGCAACTGGATATCAGCCGCAAGATTATGGAAATTCTTGACGACAATGCTCAACAAGTTCCAGAAGGTTTCTATTTGGAGGTGTGCAACCAATTAAAAAAGTTACACGGGGCGGCGTCCGGCGTGCCCCAAGATGAACTTGTAAGGAGGGAGTTGGCGGTGAGGAGGTCGAGAAACAGGTTGGAGAGACAGGCCGCGGAGTTGAACACCTTGAAGGAGCAAGTTAACAAATCCGTCCGAGATTACAACAAATGTATGGAGAAATTCAAGGAGAAGAAGAGAAAGTTGGAAGATCGTCTCCAAGTGAGGGATGATATCTTGAAAGGTCGTGAAAAACTTATGGATGATTTCGAAGATAACATCACCCTCGCTCAGCTCCAGAGGCAGTTAATCCTCTCCGAGTAGGTCAATTTCTTTTTCGTATGTGTGGGACATGAGTATAGATTTTAAGTCTCTAGAAAATGTAATGTATTTTTTTGGTATATCACCCCACAGGCGTTCGTTCGATACAAATGCGTCGAGGGCTCCGTCTTGTAGAAGTGGTTCTAGGAGTAGCCAGTTTGGTTCGGTGTACCTAATTTTGCTACATCCTCTCGCAAACTTTCGTGCGTAGATGTACCACCCAGCGATACTTCTGTATGTGTGTATAGGACGTTTACCCTGCTCCAGACATACTCGAAGTGATGGCAAAATAAAAGTGTGAAACTTTGTGAATCCATCCATACAGATACGTTCAAGTTCGTCATGATTCGCGGCGGAAGACAGTCTTTCTTCAATTATTTCAGCGTATTCATCAATATCAAAAGGGAGCTCCATTTCGAGTGAAGGAATGATCTCTTCTTTTTGAAGTTGTTTGAAATGATTGCGATGCGCCTTATCATTCATGACTTGGTCGAATGTGTCATACCCAGATAGAACACCAATATACGCCAGTGAAGTGTGTCCACCATTGAGAATACGAATTTTGGTCTCTTCATAAGGTTCAAGGTTATTTGTTATAGTGACACCAACCTCTGCCAAATCTGGAAAGTCTGAGGCGAATTTATCTTCTATTACCCATTGTGTGTATTCTTCACACTGTATGGCATTATAACCAAAATCTGGGTAAAGTTCTTCAACTTCTTCGCGAAGAACGTGTGTTGTACGTGGTGTAATTCTATCGACCATGCACGATGGAAAATATACATTTTCTCTTACCCAATCTGCGAGTTCATATTGATTGGTTTGATAGAGATAGGCTAAAAATTGTGTTTCGAGAACGATACCATTTTGGCGGATATTATCACAACACATGATTGTGATTGGTGTCTTTCGGTTTCTAAGACCACACGCGAGGTATTCAAAGAGGGGGGACCCCGGTGCATACCCACTTTCTGTGACGGTTATGGTCACCAAATGAACACTTGGGAGTGCAAGCATATGCTTTGCTATCGTCCTATTTTTGGTCCAATCTATGTAGTCAAGGTGAGACCTAACTAGACGATAGGATGTAGGAGTTTTAAGAACATAGTCTTCAATTTCACGAAACCCCTCATTTCTTAGATTGACAGCTACGATACCCCAACGAAGATCACCAGTTTTCTCCATGTAGTCGTCTATATAGACAGCCTGGTGAGATCGATGAAACGCCCCATAACCTATATGAACTATACCAGTTTGACAATCAGACTTATCATACGTGGTTTTGTACATTCTTTTCATTACAAAAGATAATTTTAAGCCACTTAGAAAAATCACCTCAAAATACAATAAGATGACAGAACTTTTACGTGTCATGCAAATTATAGACCAATATTCAAATGTAATACCAGAAGGTGAATATTTAGAAGCTTGTAATATTTTGAAGAAATCATATGAAGATAGAAATGATCCGATATTTCTTTTTGATTATGACAACTTTCGAATACCTCCAGTTACTCCGGAGAATACATTTCATTATTTTCACGACTATTACTTTGATAAAGCTGTGAGAATGGATAGTGATTTTATAAATGGATCAGTTCGTTATTTAGAGGATGAACTTGACATGAGTCAACCACTCAAAAATATAACAAAAGCGGTCAAAGAAACTGTTCGACAACATTGTTGTGCGATTCAAGGTGATATAACTGGTAGTCTCACCCTTGAAGAGATGAGTATAGGTCATGTAGAATTTAGAAATCTGTGTAAAACATATTTACACATTGAAAATGATTTTAGAGAAAGATATAGAAATTCGATTGTAGAAAAAATTAGATGGTTTGAAAGATCGGAAGAACATGTGGAATCTTTATAAAAAAATATTTATTTAATATAGATAATGTCACAAGGAGTCGTTTTGATGATCGTGGGTGTATGCTCGGTTGTGACATCAGCCGGTCTTGGTTATTTATCGTCAACCGACCAATTGGAAATACCAGAACCGATAAAGGATTCTTTATTCGGACCAGGTGAGACGGATGAGTCAGGTGAGTCGGAAACTCCACAAGAAGATGCATACGAACGAGAAATGGAAAAAATCGTAACGGATATGACAGATGAAAGAAAGGATACTTCAGCAAAACAACAAAAGCTAGCAGTAGCCCTAAAAGCTCTCGAAAGAGCCAAATTTAACGCGAGTAATGTGGGGGATGCTTTCAAGACAGTAAGCGAAGCGAGTAAGAAACTAGCTGAGGCAAAGGCGCAGATACTCGTGTATGAGGGGTTAGCGAATACATCTACGGATGAGGATGAGAAGGCTATATGGAAACAGGCTGTCGACCAGACTCAAAAGAAAATTGATTTTTTCCAGACTACATACGACGAGGCTAAAAAGGGTGCTGATAAAGCTGCTGCAGCTTTGAGAGAAAAGGCTGCGGCGGAACAAGAAGCGGCCAAGGAAAGAGCAAGACTCGCCGAACAACGGAGGGTAGAAGCCGCTGCGGCAGCAGAAGCTCAGCGAAAAGCAAAGGAACTTGCGGATCTAAAAGAGGGGTGTAAGAACGTCACATGGGAGAATGTGTACGTCGGTGGCAGACCCGGAGCGGACCTAGCATTTTGGAACAAGACTTCTATTACAACGGGTGGTACTACAATTACGAAAGGTAATAAGAAAATTACAACCGAACGCATTCCCAAGAAAACTACAGTACAAGAAAATCAAGTGTCGGGGAGAGATAGTCGTGGCCGTCCTACATACAGTTGGAGGAACAAGGTTTCTTATGATGGGTATATCGGAATAAAAGGTAAAGAAGTAGGTTGGGTTGCCATGAACAAAAAGCCGAGTAGTCGACAACCCAGTTCATGTAAAGATAGTAGACCCGTGAAAAGAAATTGTGCATATGAACCAGGTGATTTCAACAAGTTGCATACATTTTCCGATTCATCACTTAAATTTGTAATTGTCGATAATCACATGGGAGTTATGCAGGCCCAAACTGGTAAATTTTACAGTATACCAGATAAGAAGGTAATGGATAATCCTTTAACGAGTGATTGCAAAACAAAGCTCGATTATAAGTAAGAACACCTAAGTAAAGACTTAATATCTTAAAAATTAAGTAAAAATGGACAACCTAAAAAGTTTGATGCGATGTCTGGACGACATTTCCAATATGATCCCTGAGGGCACCTACTTGGAAATGTGTGATGATTTGAAACAGGTACATGAAATTATACCAAAAGATGATGACCCCCCTCTATTGGATACCCGGCGACCTCCACCCGTGAATGTCCCATTCCAAGTGGTTCAACCTGGTATGGCTGTTCATTTAATTGCTAATATCAGTGAGAGTGAAAGTGAGGATGAGGACAATACATTTTTCAGACCACAATGGTATGATGAATGGGTGCAAAATGAAGAAATTCTACAAAGACTGCACACTGATTATAACATCGCTAAGAAAAGTTTAAAAAAACTAAATTACATTCAAAACATCACAAAAAAGGTAAGGGAAGATGCTATCCGAGATTATTGTGATGGTGACATAGAATGTGTTGGTGGGGGTGAATGGACGTTTGATAATCTTAATGCTGCTACAACATGGAGTAGTGAAGAAGAAGAAAAGGAGTGCACCAGTAAGGCGTACGAACGCACACTTTACCAGAATTATAAAACGAGATTCAATCGTGGCTGTGAGAGATTACGCACAGACGCGTATGATATGAAGAGGCAACTGGAGATTGAGATTTCTGAAGTGAGAGATCGGCAGAACTACTTGAGAGTGCATTACAACTTGTAAGTTTGGGTACACCACCATTTGTTGCCACCTGTATATTCAAAGATTATGTGGATAAGTGCACCAGCGATGACGTATTCAGTTAAATGTGGGAGGCCGGTGCCAACCTTGGCAAGGGCTGTGATAATAGCGAGGTTCATTAGACCTATAACGATAGCTTCCATGAGAACAGTAGTGACTGGTCTTTCCATTTAATATAATCCAAGAAAATA